TACAAGCTACTGTGACAGCAGGAAGTTCTACTGTTCAAAAAGTTGGACATAAACTTATTGAACAAGTAGAAGTTGAAATTGGTGGTCAAATGATTGATCGTCAATATGGTGAATGGATGTATATCTGGAATGAACTTACACTTCCTAAAGGCAAAGAAACAGGTTTTAGAAAAATGATTAATTATGCTGGTGGTGATACAATTGCAAATACAGTATATGTTCCTCTTGAGTTTTGGTTCTGCCGTAATATTGGTTTAGCATTACCGCTAATTGCTTTACAATATCACGAAGTTAAAATCAATCTTACATTAGGTTCAAAAGAAGCACTTGGAGGAAGTAGTGCTGAAGTTACAAATGTAGAATTATGGGCTGACTATATCTTCTTAGATACTGACGAACGTCGTCGTTTTGCTCAATTATCCCACGAATATCTTATTGAACAAGTTCAATTTACTGGTGGTGAATCAATTGCTGAAGGTACTGCTACAACTGGTGTAACAACAAAATCCAAACTTTCATTTAATCACCCTGTTAAAGAATTAATATGGGTTAATAAAGAAGCTACACTTACCGATTTCAGTAATTTACCAACTACTGATTTCCAACTTCAACTTAACGGTAATGATCGTTTTGCTAAGCGTGATGCCAAATATTTCACACACGTCCAACCTTATCAACATCACGAAAATATTCCTGATGGAGAAAATATTCACGTATATTCTTTTGCATTAAAACCAGAAGAACATCAACCATCTGGAACTCTTAATATGTCTCGTATTGATACAGCAACTGCTATTGTTGGAACAGCTGCTGGTTCAGCTGCAGGAACTCTCAATATGTATGCTGTGAATTACAATGTGCTTCGTATTCTCAGTGGAATGGGTGGTCTTGCTTACTCTAACTAAATATATTAACAAATTATTTTTTTTCTGTATTAATAATAAATACAAAATGGGTGGAGGTCTTCTTCAACTTGTAGCTTATGGTGCCCAAGATGTCTATCTTACCGGCAACCCTCAGATCACTTTCTTCAAAGTAGTTTATCGTCGTCATACTAACTTTTCTATTGAGTCTATCCAACAAACCTTTAACGGAAATGCTGGTAAAGGAAAACGTGTAACTTGTCAAATATCCCGTAATGGTGATTTAGTTCATAAATTATATGTAGTTTTTACACACGATGCATCTATTACTGATGCTCGTAAATGCATTAAAAAAGTAGAAGTAGAAATTGGTGGTCAATTAATTGATCGTCAATATGGCGATTGGATGACAATCTGGAATGAACTTACTTTACCTGCAGGAAAGAAAACTGGATATGAAGAAATGATAGCTGAAACAAACGCATATGTTCCTCTTGAATTCTGGTTCTGCCGTAATATTGGTCTAGCATTACCACTTATTGCTTTACAATATCACGAAGTTAAAATTAACATTGAGTTTGACACTTCTCCTTCTTTCACTGATGCTACCTTATGGGCTGATTACATCTTCTTAGATACTGATGAACGTCGTCGTTTTGCTCAATTATCTCACGAATATTTAATTGAACAAGTGCAATTCACTGGTGGTGAAAGTTTAAGTGCTACTGATACTTCTCTTAGTGCCAAACTTTCATTTAATCATCCGGTTAAAGAACTTATATGGCAACGAAAAGCTGGAACAGCTTATAAATCAACTGGTAAAGCAAAACTTATGCTTAACGGAAATGATCGTTTTGCTGAACGCGATGCTATGTATTTTACTCACGTTCAACCTTATCAACATCATACCAATATTCCACCACAAGATCAATGGATCAATGTATATTCATTTGCATTAAAACCTGAAGAGCATCAACCATCAGGAACTCTTAATATGTCTCGTATTGATACTGCACAACTTAAACTATCGTTTACTGCAGAAGCTGCAGGTGAAGTCAAAATATACGCTCACTCCTACAACGTTCTCCGTATCCTCAGCGGTATGGGTGGTCTTGCGTATTCTAACTAAACTTATATCTAAAATTATTTTTATTTATAATATAATCTAAAATTATTTTCTTAGCTTATATTAAAAATGGGTGGAGGTCTTCTTCAACTTGTAGCTTATGGTGCCCAAGATGTCTATCTTACTGGCAACCCTCAGATCACTTTCTTCAAAGTAGTTTATCGTCGTCATACTAACTTCTCTATTGAGTCTATACAACAAACCTTTAACGGAACTCCTGGTGGTGGAAAACGTGTAACTTGCCAAATCTCTCGTAATGGTGATTTAGTTCATAAATTATACGTTGTATTTACACATCCTTCAACTGGTGGTGATTTAGATGATGCCCGTAAATGTATCAGCAAAGTAGAAGTAGAAATTGGTGGTCAATTAATTGACCGTCAATATGGCGATTGGATGGAAATCTGGAATGAACTTACTTTACCTGCAGGAAAGAAAGATGGGTATGTTGAAATGATAAAAGCAGTGTCTAATATGGAAACCAAAGCATATGTTCCTCTTGAATTCTGGTTCTGCCGTAATATTGGTTTAGCATTACCACTTATTGCTTTACAATATCACGAAGTTAAAATCAATATTGAATTTAGTAACGAAGACTTTGGAGATGCCACCTTATGGGCTGATTACATCTTCTTAGATACTGACGAACGTCGTCGTTTTGCTCAATTATCTCACGAATATTTAATTGAACAAGTGCAATTCACTGGAGGTGAAACAATCAATAGCTCTAATCTCTCTGCTAAATTATCTTTCAACCATCCCGTTAAAGAATTAATATGGCAAGAGAACGGTAAAGCTAAATTAGGAAACACTAAGCTTATGCTTAACGGTAATGATCGCTTTGCTGAACGTGATACTAAATATTTTACTCACGTTCAACCATACCAACATCATACTAATATCCCAGATAGCAGTTGTAATATCAATGTATATTCTTTCGCATTAAAACCGGAAGAACATCAACCATCGGGAACTCTTAATATGTCTCGCATTGATACTGCTCAACTTAAGATATCTGATATTACACAAGGAACAGGTGAGGTCAAAATCTATGCTCACTCCTACAACGTCCTCCGTATCCTCAGTGGTATGGGTGGTCTTGCGTATTCTAACTAAATTATTACTTACTTACTTCTTTTTATTTACCATATTAGGATATCCTAATACGGCATTAACACCTAAAAACATTGAAATAATTGAACTAGTTAAAGCAGATTGAAAATAAAAGTTATTAAAGTTCATAAACTTAGACGTTATCCTATTTAATTTATTAACAATATGTGAAGGATTACCAGTTATAACTGAATAACATATCATAAAACTAGATATAAGTAAAGCATTTTCAATACCATTAATAAATATCTGTTCAATATTAGATTGTTTAGCAATAAGTATATTTTCATTAACATACCATGGTTTATCAGGTATTACAAAACAAATTTCTGGTTTTTTAACAGAACCAGAATTAAACAACATTATTCTAATTTAACTTTATATTCGTTAGTGTTTTTTATATACACTAAATCATCATTTTTTATAGGTGCATCATTTATATATTTACCATCTTCGGTTCTAAGTTTAGTATATTTATCATTGTATAAAGTCCAAGTATCATATTCGTTTTTATATAAAACAAGTGTAGGTTTATTTTCAGTGGATTCTAATTTACCAACAATAAACTTTTTCATCATATCTTTCATTTGAGCAGTTTCATCACCACGATATTTAATCATATAATATACTTGTTTAATATTGTATTTTTTTATTAAAAATAAATAAATAGTAATTCCTACAGCAGCTAAAATAACTATCGCAAAAAGTATGAGAAATATAATACCCCACGACATTTTATTAAATAAATATATTATTTTATATTAAAATGGGAGGTGGATTATTACAATTAGTTGCTTATGGTGCCCAAGATGTTTATCTTACAGGTAATCCGCAAATTACATTCTTTAAAGTAGTTTATCGTCGTCATACTAATTTTTCGTTAGAATCTATACAACAAACCTTTAACGGAAATGCCATTTTAGGTAATCGTGTAACTTGTCAAATATCCCGCAATGGTGATTTAGTTCATAAATTATATTTACAAATAAAAGCAACCATATCAAATCCAATATATCTTCAACCTTTCTATGGTTATAGAATGATAAAACATACAGAACTTGAAATAGGTGGACAACGTATTGATAAACAATATGGTGAATGGATGTATATTTGGAATGAACTTACTATGGATCAAGGTAAAAAAGAAGGATATTATGAAATGGTTGGTGGTAATTCTGCAAATAAATCAGTTAAATTAGAAAATGAAATAATAGATTTATATATTCCTCTTGAATTTTGGTTTTGTCGTAATGTTGGTTTAGCATTACCGTTAATAGCTCTTCAATACCACGAAGTTAAAGTTAATATAGAGTTTAATTCAATGGAAAATATCAGAGCAACAAACACTGATGATCTAATTTATTCAGGTTCTGGAACAACAGTTCTAACTTCACAAGAAGACTTCGAATCATTTAATGCTACATTATGGGCTGATTACATCTTTTTAGATACTGATGAACGTAAAAGATTTGCTCAATTATCTCACGAATATCTTATAGAACAATTACAATTTACAGGAACAGAAAGTATAACAGCAAATACAGTAAAAGCATCACGTTTAAGTTTTAATCACCCTTGTAAAGAACTTGTATGGGTAGTAAGACCTGAATCAGCTCTAGGTTCTAATATCAACTGGAATAACTTTACAAATGCTGAAAACAATAATACAATCAAAGATAACCTAATAACAACAGCTAAACTTCAATTAAATGGAAATGATCGTTTTGCTGAAAGGGATGGAAAGTATTTTTCGTTAGTTCAACCTTATCAACATCACAATAATATACCAGTTAATCAAGGTATTAATGTATATTCATTTGCATTAAAACCTGAAGAACATCAACCATCGGGAACATTAAATATGTCGAGGATAGATACAGCGCAATTACAACTTAAAAGTAGTAAATCAGGTGAATTATTTGTATATGCCGTAAATTACAATGTTTTACGTATATTGAGCGGAATGGGTGGATTAGCGTATTCTAACTAAAAAAACATAAAAATAATATTAAAACTTATATAGCAAAATTGAACTCTTTTTCATCGCCATTACATTCTGTTTCAACAACATTAATTCTATAACATTCTCCATCAAAATCAGAATAAAGGTTATTAGAAAAAGGTGTAGGTGTTTTAACTATTTTTTCTTTGGTATTATTTGTAATAACAATGTAAATAATTCCAATAATAAATGCTAAAATAAAAGGTATAAATTGAAATTCAAAACTTGTATTAATCTTCATTTAATTCTTTTAACTCAAAATAATTTTTATAAGTATAAATATCAAATTCAGGTTTTTTAAAAGGATATAACGTTTCAAATAAATTAACTCTTTCAATATAATCGTTGGTATCAGAAGATTGTCTTAAATATTCTTCATACTTATTTTTATATTCTTCACGTTTAGATGATATATTTTTAATATATTTATCACGAAGATCAACTAACATATTTAATTCCTCTTGTTTATTGGTATTAAACATCATACAATGTTTTTTAAATTCAATAGGTGTAGATGTAAATAGTTTATACATTTTTATTTTCTGTATTTATAATTTTCTCAAAAGAACTTTTAAATTGATTATCAATTGATTCAGCTCCATTCATTTTTCCTTCATATGTGTGCAAAGGAACGTATTTAACAACTGTTTTTTGTTTTTTAACATTACTAATCTTATTTTCATAATAACCTTGGACTATAACTAATATACCAATAAATA